CCCTCCCATTTCTCTCCCCAAAGAGGGGCGTTTGATGGTTGATGGACCTACGCCACGCAAAGCGCCGGCGCGTGCAACCAAAAAAGCGGCCGCCAAAAGGACAACGAAACCGGCCGCTACTACGGCGGCAAAGGCTGTCCGCAAACGTGCAACTACAAGCAAAGCGCCGGCACAAGTAGTGCAGCAGTTGCCTACTCGATTGCATGACCTGACGAACGCTCGCGAAACATTGCTACATGCTTTAGCAATTGCCGAAGTTCGAGAACTTCCCGGCATTGTGCGAGAGCTTCGGGCCGTTCTGTTGGAACTGGACTCACTGGCACCAAAGAACGAAGGGACTGCCCTAGATGAAATCGCAGCTAGACGAAATCAAAGGAAGTCAACTGCCAACAATGGAGAACAGCCCGCCGGCGGTTAGTAGCGCCGGCGTTGAAGCGGTAGAACTTGCACGTTCTGCCGGTTTGTTGTTGGACCCATGGCAAGAACACGTTTTAGACCAGGCATTAGGGGAACGCGCCGACGGGACCTGGGCGGCCCTTGAAGTTGGTTTAATTGTTCCGCGCCAGAATGGGAAGGGCGCAATTCTTGAAGCTCGAGAACTAGCCGGCTTGTTCCTGTTTGGGGAACAACTCATTTTGCATTCTGCACACGAATTCAAAACCGCTCAAGAAGGCTTTAGGCGCTTGTTGGCGTTGGTGCAAAACACGCCGGACTTGGACCGAATGGTTGCGCGTGTTCGTACAGCTCACGGCGAAGAAGGCATCGAACTTAAGTCTGGCGCACGAATCCGCTTCGTTGCTCGAAGCTCGGGAAGTGCTCGCGGTTTCTCTGGCGATTGCGTTCTAATGGACGAAGTTTATTTATTGCCATCTACCGCTATTGCCGCGTTGTTTCCTACGTTGTCGGCGCGACCGAACCCCCAGGTTTGGTATACGACTAGTTCGCCGCCTGTTCTTGATGAGGGAAGCGAACAAGTGCGCCGACTAAGGCTTCGAGCGTTGAGCGATAATCCGGGCCGGCTTTCGTGGATGGAATGGTCGAACGAATCAACTGTTGATCCGGCGGACGGCAAAGCGTGGGCGCGAGCTAATCCGGCTTTGGGTATCAGGATCAAACCGGAATTTGTGGAAAGCGAACGCCAGTCGCTACCGGAACGAGTTTTTGCGGTTGAACGTTTGGGCGTTTGGTTGACTGGCGTTCAACAGTCAAAAATTTCTACCGATGAATGGGCGCGTTGCGGTTTTGATAACGCCGCCTGTCTGCCGGACGATTTAGTTTTTGCTATGGATTTGCCGCCGGATCGCGGTTCGGTAGTTATCGCCGTGTCCGATGGTGAGACTGTAGAAATCGCGGAACAAACAAAGTTGGCTAATGCCGTCGAATGGATGGTTGAACGCTGGGAACGTTGGGAACCTCGGGCGGTTGTTATTGATGGCGCCGGCCCTTGCGCCAGTTTGATTCCTGACCTACAGGCCGCCGGCGTGCGCGTTGTTTTAACTGGTTCGCGGGATTTCTCTAATGCTTGCGTTCGGTTTTATGACGCCGTGCAGGCCGAAAACGTTTCGCATCGTAAACAAGCGGTTTTGGACGCGGCGGTAGGTGCAGCTCGAACGCGTAAACTTGGGGATTCTTGGGCGTGGGCGCGTTCTAGTACGGCCCATGACATTTCGCCGTTGGTTGCGGTTTCGTTGGCTTTGTGGGGCGCTCAGGTAATTGAAGCGGCCGCAGAGGACGAAGATAAACCGAAAAGCCTTGTTGTCTACTAGGGGAGCACAAATGGAAGTTAGCGACGCGTTGAAACTTGTTGGCGCTAGTGCGTTAGTAATTGCCGCGTTTTTGGTGAATGCTGTTGTTGGTTGTTCAGTGTTAGGCGTTGTCCTGCTTGTTGCAGGTTGGCTATTAGAACGGAACTAATGAATGCCAATTTTTAGGTTTGGGAAACAGCAAACAGAAACAACCGAAACGCGTTCGGCTTCGTGGAACCTGTCTCAGTTTGCTTCCCCAGGGACCTACGCACTTTCCGACACTGGCCGCCTTGTTTCGACTGATCGAGCGTTACACGATGCCGCCGTTTACGCTTGCGTAGACCTAATCGCGTCGTCGGTTGGAAGTCTCCCAGTTGACGTAGTTCAATCAGTCGGAAACGAACGCCGGCCAGTTACGCCAACGCCGTCATTGATTGCTAATCCGTCCGCGTTGGTTCCGTTGGACGTTTGGCTTTATCAATGCGCTTGGAGCATGGCTACCGACGGAAACGCCTGGGGACTTATTACCCAAACCGATAGTCGCGGCGTTCCAACAATGATCGAGCTACTTAACGCCGACGCCGTACAAAACCGCCGGCTTGTTGATGGCGTCCCTACCGTGGACGTAAACGGCGAAACGGTACAGCGTTACCCGTACGGCAAACTTTGGCACGCGCCCGGCAAAATGGTTCCGGCCGGTAGTTGGTTTGCAGTTGGACCAATTCATTATGGCGCAACGGAAATAGATTCAAGTCTCGCTATTCAAAGTTACGCCGGCCGGTTTTATTCCGACGGCGCTCACCCTTCCGCAATCGTTTACACGGATCAAACAATTGATCCAGAGGACGCCGCAAAGGTTAAAGCGGCGTTTATGAAATCGGTTCATGGAAGTCGGGAACCGGCCGTGTTCGGTAACGGTTGGAAATACGAAACAATCCAAAGTTCGCCGGAATCGGCGCAACTTGTCGAGGCTCAGCGAATGGTTGCCGTTCAAATTGCTCGACGTTGGTTGGTTCCCCCAGCAATGATTTACGCGGCAATGAGCGGCGAAAGCATTACTTACCAAAACGTGTCGCAATCAGATTTGCACTATCTAAAACACTCACTGGACCGTTACCTAGTGCGAATTGAAAAGGCGTTAGGCGCCCTACTGCCACGGCCTCAAAGCGTGAAATTTAATCGGGATGCGTTGCTTCGTGCCGATACGACAACGCGCTACCAATCGCACGAAATAGCGCTACGCAACGGTTGGCGCACAATCAACGAAGTTAGAGCGCTAGAGGATGAACCGCCGCTAGTTGGCGCAGATTTGCCATTAACCGAAGGGGGCGTTTGATGCCTTGGGAAGTTGTTAAAAACGACGAAGCGTGCCCGTTGGAGCGCCCTTACGGCGTCCACGCCGCCGATGGCGCCCTAGAGGGTTGCCACACAACGGAAACCGAAGCGGAAGCGCAGGTAGCGAACCTTTACGCGATGGAAGCCGACGTAGAGGACGAACCGGCGCCGGCCGAAGAAATGTTATCGGCGCGTTCCGCTTACCCACGGGACAATCTGCTTCGAGCTTTGCAAATGCCAGAGTCCGCAAAAATTCAGGACACGCCTAACGGAATGACCTTGTTTGGACACTTTGCCGTCTTTAACGAATGGACACGCATCGATTCGGCATTCGAGGGAAATTTCATGGAACGCATCGCCCCAGGGGCGTTCGCTCAAACATTCTCGGACCGTGGCGCAAACGTTCGCGTTCTTTACGATCATGGGCGCGACCCGTCCGTAGGTAACAAACCGCTGGGCGTGCCTGTTGCGTTGAGTGAGGACGAACGCGGCGCGTTCTACGAAGTAGAACTATTCGACACCGCTTACGTCAACGAACTACGGCCGGCGCTAGCGGCCGGCCAGTTGGGTTCATCGTTCCGCTTTAGTGTCGTTGACGAGATGTGGCAACGGCCTACGATGCCAACAGCGGCAAACCCAGCAATGCTAGAAGAACGAACAATTACCGCCGTTGAACTGTTCGAATTTGGGCCAGTTACATTCCCGGCATACGAAGCGGCCACGGCCGGACTACGAAGCCGAACCGATGAATTTATGGAATCCCTAGCGGATCCAAATTTTGCAGTACGACTAGCGGACAGAATCGGAATTAGAGCCGCCCAACATCTTTTGGAATCAATGCCGGAACACTTCCGCAGCGAATCCGCCAGGCAAGACGGGGCGCCCAACGGGCAACCGGCTACCACAACAAGAAAACCAACCGAACAAGCCGGCCGCCTATTGGCTTCCGCTGTAACCGAGATCGCAAGGAGAAAGTAACAATGGAGTTTTTGACCGTACTTAAGTCAAAGCATGACGCTTTGGCCGCAGAGCGTGCAACGGCCCTAGAGGAAATGGAAGCCGCTACAGCGGTTGCAGTTTCTGAGGAACGTTCCGCCCTTACCACCGCAGAGGACGCAGCGTTTATCGTTGCCCGTAACAAGGTTGATGGTTTGGACTCTGAGCTCGCAGAAATTGCGGGCCGCATTGCCGAACTCGAGACAGTTGCCGCCCGTCAGGTTTCCGCCCGCCAGGTTCCCGAAACTTTCCAAATTATGGACCGTGCCGGAACTGCCGACGATGTGGACTCAAACGTTGCTCGACTGAGCGCCGGCGAAGCCCGTTCAATGGCCCTTTCGACTCTTGAGAAAAAAGACACCCTGGGACTTTCCTCGGAGCAGCTCGACAAGGTGGAGCGCCTTATCCGGTCCGGTTCTATGGACTTGCGCGGCGACCAGGTAGCAAGGCGCCTGTTGCTCACTGAGTCCGACGCCTACCGTTCGGCATGGCAGAAAGTTATGACCCGTCCGAATGCGGTTCTTACCGCCGACGAGTCAAAAGCCATGAACGCACTTGACGAGTACCGTGCAGCGTCACTCACTGACACGGCCGGCGGTTTTGGTGTTCCGGTTCTTATTGATCCAACCGTGATCCTTACCGGGCAGCAGTCACTTAACCCGTTCCGTCAAATTGCAACCGTTAAGACGATCACCAACGACGAATGGCGCGGCGTTTCGTCGGCCGGCGTTACATGGTCGTTTGATGCGGAAGCTTCGGAAGTTTCCGACGATGCGCCAACCGTGGCCCAGCCCACAATTACGGCACACCGCGCAACCGGCTTTATTCCTTACTCCATCGAAATTGGTGGCGATTACGTCGGTTTCGCTAATGAGATGGCGATTTTGCTTGCGGCCGGCCTAGACGAGCTTGAAGCCTCAGCGTTTGCAACCGGCACAGGTTCCGCCGCCCCATACGGCATCATTACCGCACTTGACGCAAACACAAACGTCGAAGTTGCTCTAACAACCGATGGCGCATTTGCGGCCGTGGACGTTCGTAAGGTTTGGGCAGCATTGCCAGACCGTGCGAAGGCCAACGCCACTTGGGTCATGTCCGCCGACGTTGCTAACGACATTTCCGCTTTCGGTTCGTCCTATGGTGCGGACTCGACCGTTGACCTGTCGGGAACTATCGACACCCTTAAGGGCCGTCCGGTAGTTATTTCTAGCTACTTCCCGGACTTCAACGGCGCAACCGCAGCACAAAACATGCTTGTCGTGGGCGATTTCAGCAAGTATTACATCGTCGATAGAATCGGCCTTAGCATTGAGCTAATCCCGCATCTGTTCGGCCTCACCAACAACCGGCCAACCGGACAACGCGGTTGGTATGCCTACAAGCGAGTTGGCGCCGACTCAATTGACGACACGGCGTTCCGTTTGCTTCAGCAGACCTGACCTAACTAGGTCGGAATGACATAGTGTGGCGGCTAGTCCTTTGGGACTGGCCGCCACACTTGTTTAGAAGGGACAAAAAGTGGATTACCTATTTGCTAAAGCAAACTGCGTTGTTGTTTGGAACGAATTTAAAGTTGTTCTACAAACCGGCGAAGCGTGGCACGCTTCGGACCCGTTCGTAAAAGCAAACCCGCACCTATTCGCAGGAGCTCCAACAATCGTTAAGGGCCATCCGGCCGTGTCTAAGCCTGTTGAGTCCGCATCGGCGGAACCAGGGGAAAAGCGAACAACGCGGCGGACAAAGAATGCCTAAACAACCTCGCACCACGAAACGCCAACCAAAGTTGGACGTAGCGCTTGCCTATCTTCATCCGAACAACGTTGGGCACAACTTCCACCAATCGCTAATGCAATTAGTAATGCGCGATTTTCAAATGGACGGCCGGCTAGGCCAATACTTGTCGATTCGTTCCGGTTCAGGCGGAATCGTTGAAGGCCGAAACAGCCTGGCGGAACAATTCCTAGAATTGGACGACAACGTTGAATGGCTATTCATGGTAGACGCCGATATGGGTTTCGAACCTGACGCGCTCGACAGGTTGCTAGCGGCCGCCGATCCAACGGAACGGCCCGTAGTTGGCGGTTTGTGTTTCGCATGGAAAGAACTACAACCGGACGGCCTCGGCGGTTACCACTGTGTAGCTCGACCAACCATTTTCGACTGGGTAGAACATGACGACGGCGTAAAGCGGTTTACCGGAGTAGTCAATTACGAACGCGACGCAATGGTTCAATGTGCGGCCACTGGGACGGCTTTTATTCTCATGCACCGAAGCGTCATAGAAGCGATTTGTGAAGCTAGCGGCGGCCGGCCGTATGACCGTTTACGCGGTACTGACGGAAGCCTGTTAGGCGAGGACATTTCGGCTTGCGTTCGTATCGTTGCTAAAGGTTTTCCGATTTATGTTCATACGGGAATCGTTACGAATCACCTAAAGGAACTTTGGGTAGGTGAATCCATTTACGATCAGGAACGGATCATTGTTCAGGCCGTTTCAGCAATGAACGAAAATGGGACCTGACGCCGCCCGTTATTTGTTGGCGGGCGCCGGCCATCAAGTCGCGAGGCCGTTCAATCTTCGTTGGTTGTTGCCGGCGGTTTGTGGCGATGACGTTTCGCTATGGCGCCTCGTTTGGTTGCTTTCGTGGCCGTTAGCGGCCGCTGGGGCGTTTTGTTGGGCGTTCGGCGTCACTAGTTCATGGCAAGTTGCGGCGGCCGCTACCGTCCTGTTATTGGCTTTGCCGGGGATTTGGGGACCGAAGGCTATTCGGCCAGTTGGCGTTGATTTGCCCGCTATGGCGTTAGGACTGTTAGCCGCCGGCGCATACGTCAACAATCAACCCTTTATTTGCGTGGTTCTTGTTCTATGGGCGGCATGTATTAAAGAAACAACGCCGGCATGGGTTGCGTTATGGGTTTGGCATCCGTTGCCGCTTATCGGCCTCGGGGCCGTTGCCGTAGCCGCTTTGATTAAACGGCCGGCGTTAGATTCGGTTACAGCTCGAAGCGATTTAAGAGAAATCCACGACCACCCTTTACGCAGCGCGTTGCAGTTTCGGGAAGGTAGATGGCGTGACGCGTGGCTATGGGTTGCGCCGTGGGGCGCCACGGCGGCGGCGCTTGTTCCGATTTCAACGCAAACGGCGGTTACAATCGGTTTAGCGCATTTGCAATTGTTAGTAGCGACGGATCAAGTGCGTTTGGTTCAGTATGCAGCGGGACCAATAATGGCGTTAGCGGCCGCTAAAAACTTGCCGTTGCAATGGTTGCCGCTAGTAGTCGTGTTACATGTCTTTTGGTGGCGGCAACCGGAAACTGTGTAGAAAACCGTTTAGGGGAACTAATGAGAGTTCAGCAAGCAACAAGCGTAATTTTGCTTACAGAACCATTTGATGACATCCCTAGCGCTGTAACCGCCACGGCCACTAGCGAACGTACCGGCGCAGCTTTAACGGCGCCCACAACAACGGTTAGCGGTAATCGCGTCAAAGTCACGTTGACCGTTGCGAACCACACAACGAACTTGGACAATTTGGTAATAACAGTCAACGCAACCGTTGATTCGTTGACCGAAAAACAAGTAATGGAAGTGCAAGTAGTCGGTTCCCATTACTGCACGTTGGCGTCGCTACGCGCCGAAGCAAAACTGGATGACGTTTCACGTTTTCCTGACTGGCTACTAGCCGAAGTTCGGGACGAAGTAACTAGCTACGTTGAGGAAGCCGCAAACGTTGCGTTTGTTCCATCGTTCGCTAGCGAATCCCATATAGGCGACGACTCAAACAACCTTGTTTTAAGAACCAACCAGGCGCGAAGCATTGTCGCGATTTCTGTAGACGGCGTAGCGCAATCGCTCACAAACTTTGAACTACTCGCAGGCGATCAACTTCACGGAAAGTCAGGTTTCCCATTTCTTAACCGGGAACCTGTAGTTGTGAAGCTCGAGCACGGCCACGACAGGCCACCAACGCGCCTAGTTCGAGAAATTAAAAAAGCGATCCGTTCCGAACTGTTGAGCAGAGGCGCCCAGGCGCCGCGCGATTTGCTTTGGGAACAAACCGCCGACGGGAACACAGTTCGTTACTCAACGCCGGACTGGGCCGCCGGCCGTTACACCGGAACAATGAGCTTGGACACAACAATACATGCTTACGGTTCAGTCCTTATCGGGTTTGCCTAATGCCAGTACCGACAACGCTTCAACGAATAGCAAGTTTGGACAGGTTGGCTTATCTGCTTGACCAGGCGAACGCGGACCCTGAACTAACAATTTTGCAAGGACCGCCACGCGATCCGCAGCAAGGAAAATTGTTGATCCTTGGGGACGTAACCGGCGAACTATCAGTAGCGCACCTAACAGCCGGCCGGAAACAATACGATGACCGTTTCGAAGTAGAGCTTTTGTGTATGGCCTGGGACCCTGGGGCCGATTCCCATATTTACGCCGATAGCGATTGCGAACAGATAGCGGAACTAGTGCGGGACGTAGTAGCCGCTCACCCTCGGCTAGAAGCGCTTGTAAACGGCGACGGCCTAGACGGCGTAGTCGCCGCAACGCTAAGCCGCTTCGACGGCCCTAACCGTTGGTGGAATCCCGAAGGCGTCGGAACCGCAATGCGGCTAACCGTTAACATTCATACCCGTATCGCTTGAAAGATGGTGAAATGAAAGCAATTAAATATGTGGGTCCTCATCCGTCGGTAGAAGTTGAAACCGGGCCGCGTTTGTGGATCGAAGTTAAGAACGGCGACAAGGTAGAAGTGTCGGACGATTTAGCCGCCCGATTGCTAGAGCAATTCGACAATTGGACCGAAACGAAACCGAAAAGCGGTAAACCAACCGCAAATACAGAGGACGGCAAATAATGCCTATTGAAAGCCAACTCGGAACCAAAGACGAAACAACTTACGGAACCGCTGTAACGGTTGATCGTTTCCAACCGTACTTGTCGGAAAGTTTGAACCCTGAGCGGTTCAGGACTCGGACGCCGGCACTTCGAGCAGACAAACAAACGCACCGTTCCGACGAATACGCCGCCGGAATTACTGGCGTCGCCGGTAGCGTCGAATTTCCAGTTTATTCAAACAGTTTCGGCGTTTGGCTCAAACGTGCATTGGGCGCCGTTACCACTACCGGCCCAACAACAGGCGCTTATCAGCATGTCGGCACCATTAAACCGGACGTTTGTTTGACTTCGTTTACAACTCAGGTAAACCGGGCGCTCGCACCGTGCGCAGTAACCGACGGACCTTTTACCGTTGAAGGTTGCCAAATTGAATCTTGGGAACTGTCTTGTTCGGTAGAGGAACTACTCACGTTTAGCGCCGAAATCATCGCAGAGGATTGCACTAGCGGAACTTCACTGGCCGCCGCTTCCTACTCAGCGATGAGCGTTCTTAGCTGGGCCGGCGCTTCGCTAACCGTTGACGCCGTAACGGTTCCAATCATGTCGTTCAGTCTCAAGTGCAGTAACAACCTTAAGGGCGACAGGCTTTATTTGCAGAACTCAACAAAGCGTTCGCAGGCGCCGCGCGACGATTTCCCAGAACTAACCGTCGAATTTGAATGTGATTTTAATGCTTGGACTCAATTTAATAAGTCTGTAGCAACAACAGCCGCCGGCACACAATCCGCAATTGTGTTTACCGTCAACGGCCCTAGCGTTATCGGGACCTCGGGAACCTACCCAGGCGTAACTATCACTTTGCCGGCCGTAGACATTACCGAAGCCGACGCCAACGTAAGCGGCGGCGAAATGCTCACCCAAACCGTTTCCGGCATGGTGCTAGATAACGGAACTGATGAACCAATCAGCTTCGCCTACCGCACTTCCGACGCCACGCCGTAAGCGATGCCGGAACCCGCGCTAAAGATTTACGGAGCACGCGAAACGCGTAACAGCCTACGCAAAATGCAGGTAGAAGGCGCCGGTAAAGCGTTACGGGAATCGCATAAAAAAATAGCCAAGTTTCTTGAAGGCCGGACGCGTGGCAAAGGCAACGCGCAGCAACGCAAAGAACAACGCGGGTTGCTGGGTAAAGGGACTCAACGCCAATCGGTTCTGTCGATCAAAAACACGGCGGCCGCACCGTTTGCAATTGCCGCTTACATGGGAACAAAGAAACAAACTGGTTGGTACGCTCGAGCACGCTATAACAACTCAACAGGCAAACAGTTTCCCGAATGGGTAGGTAACAACTGGGACCTGTTGAACGGCGTTGGCCCTTACGTCATTGCTGACCAAATACAAACCGACCGACAAGAATTGTTGGATATGTATTTCGCAGAAATGCGAACGACGGCTAACGCACTAGGTTTAGGTATGGAATAAGCACCAATGAGGGACAAACCATGCCGCCAGTAAACCCGAAACAAAAAAGCGCTAACGATTTCACCATGACGCTAATGGTGGACGGGAACCGTTACCCGTTTTCCATGTCGGACATTTCCGCTCGAATGGAACTAGAGCTTTACCGCCAGTCCGGTTTAGTGCTCACAAAAGTAATTCAGGAAGTTTCAGAATCGCCGGCCGGTTTCCATATTGCGGCCCTTGTTTTTCTTGCCCGAATTTCACGCGGCGACGAAATAACGTTTGACGAAGTAGCAGACTCTATGGGTTTGGCTTCCGAAATCGAAGTAATGGTCGACGACGAACTGGCCGATGAGGTCGATACCCCAAAAGCGCTCGACGGGAACTAAGGCGGCATTTGCCGGAACTGGCGCATTGGTTCGGGATACAGCCTGAACAGGTGGATGGACTCACGCTAGGCGAACTGCGAGAGTTTATTAGCCGGCTTAATAAATGCCCGCCAATTGGCGCCGTGTTTATGGTTGCAACGAAGGACTGAGAACCAATGGCACGCAACGAAGTAAAAGTTGTTATTACCGGCGATGCCGACAAATTCAAGAAATCGTTAGGCGATGCCGAATCCGGTCTAGCGAAATTCTCTAGCAAAATGGGCGCCGTTGGTTCCTCTATGCGAAACGTCGGTAAAAACATGACGATGGGCGTTACGTTGCCGCTTGTCGCTGGGGCCGGCGCCGCCGTCAAATGGGCCGGCGAACTAGAGGACGCTCAGGCAATGAGCACCCAGGTGTTCGGCAAAATGGCCGGCAGCATGGACTCCTGGGCGTCTAACAGCGCAAAAAACTTTGGCCTTGCTAAAGGCGAAGCCGTTGAATGGGCTAACCAGTTCGGAATTAGGTTGCGGCAAATTGGCGGACAAACAGCCGAAGGCGCCGCCAAAACTTCGCAAGATTTAACGCAGCTCGCCGGCGATTTCGCTTCGGCGTTTGGTGGAAGTGTTCCCGAAGCCGCGCAAGCAATCGGAAGCGCCCTAACTGGCGAAATGGAACCGTTGAAACGGTACGGAATTGTTATCAACGACACGGCCCTAAAAAACAAGATATTTGAGCAAACAGGTAAAAAAGTTGAAGGGACGTTAACGGCGCAGCAGAAACAGCAAGCAACCTTGGCGTTGCTTACTGAACAGTCGAGCTTGATACAAGGCGACTACGCCAGAAACGCCGACGGCGCCACCAACGCGCAGCGGACAATGACCGCTTCCCTTAAGGACGCCGCAACTAAAATCGGAACCGTTCTGTTGCCGTTCGTTACGAAGGCCGCCAAATTCATATCCGAACTAGCCGGCAAATTCTCCAACCTGAGTCCAAACATCCAAAAAATAATTGTCATTGTGGGCGTAGTTGTGGCCGCCCTGGGCCCGCTAATCGCTATTGCCGGAACCCTCGCAACGGCAATTGGTTTTATTGCTTCGCCAATTGGGCTAGTTGTAGCGGCAATTGTTGGACTAGTTGCAGCGTTTGCCTACTTCTACAAAACAAACGAAGGTTTCCGAACAAGCGTTAACAACTTGATTACCGTCGTTAAAGACAAACTGGCGGCGGCGTTTAACTACGTTAAAACCGTTGTATTGCCGGCGCTTATGACGGCGTTTAACCGCTTTAAAACCGAAATACTGCCCCAGCTAATAAACGCGTTTATAAGCGCAAAAAACATGTTGATTCCTGTTATGCAGGCCGTTGGCGCTTACATTTCTGCGGTTATTTCAACGATTATCAGAGTCGCTAGGGCGCTTATTCCGATTTGGGTTGGCGTGTTCCGATATGTCGCTAATTTCTTTCGTGCGATTTGGGGACCGATTCAACCGTTTATTCGTGGCGTATTACAGGTAATAACCGGCATTTTTCAAACGTTCGCCAACATTCTTCGCGGCAATTGGTCGGCGGCGTTTGGTGGACTAAAAAACATTGTTGTTGGAGCGTTTAACATTGTTAGGGGCGTAATCGGTGCAGCAATAGCGGGAATCGGCCGCCTTTTCTCAGGCGTCGGAGGCGTTATCGGTCGAGCACTATCAGGTTTGGCTAACGCTATGACGGCACCATTTAGAACCGGCGCTAACGCAATCAAAAACATTTGGAACTCCACTATTGGCGGCCGTGGCGTAACAATTCCCGACATTCCCGGCCTACCTGGGCGCGGCCAACGGTTCCAAATACCGCGCTTACATAGCGGCGGAATTGTTCCCGGCCGTATCGGTTCGGAAGTTCCCGCCATACTGCAAGCCGGCGAAATGGTCCTATCGTTGGCACAAGTAAAAGCAATGCGAAGCGCCCCAGCTCGAACAGCAACCGCTAACAGCGGAACTACTTATGTTGTCAACGTAACTGCCGGCGTTGGGGACCCTGCCGAAATTGGGCGGACCATCGTTGACATGGTGAAACGGTATGAAGCTCGGAACGGTTCAACCTGGCGGGCCGCGTAATGCCGTGGCCGACGTTGGCTATCAAAATTGCTACTTCGGCGCCGCTTGAAGCGTTCACACTTGACGACGCTACCGAAGGCCGCCTAGCGGATCCGCCAACGATTGTCGGCTATCCGCTAGGCGGAACGTTTGGCAAAGAATGGACCGAAATAACAACTGACGTATTGCACGAATCGGGCGTTGAAATAATCCGTGGCAGTAGTAGCCAACAAGGGCCGTATTTCCGAACCGAAGCCGGCCGATGCACGTTTACGCTCGATAACCGTTCCGGCGACTATGACCCTTTGAACTTGGCGAGTCCGTATGTTGCCGGCGGCGTGTCTCAGCTTCTCCCAGGCGTACCCGTCAACATTGAAGCAACTTACGAAGGCGCCGTATTTAGCCTGTTCGTTGGCTACGTCGAAAAATGGGACGTTACCTACCCAGGGGAAGCAAATACGACAAGCATCGTTGAAGTGTCGGCGGTTGATTCTGTCGCCTTGTTGCAAGCCGCTAACAAACCCGAAGTTGAGGCGATAGGCGCCGGCGATTACACCTACCAACGAATAGGGCGCCTACTAGACCGCGCAGACTGGCCGGCCGCTCAAAGGGACCTCGGCACAAACACCGAAACTTCTTGTTTAGCGACAACGATGACCGAAGCGCCTTGGGCGGAACTGTTAACT